TGTTGAACGCCTGGGTGACGGAGACGAACGACACGCCCTGCGCGTCAAAAACCTCGACGATCTTGGCGAAATCGGCCAGCGATCGCGTCAACCGATCGACCTTGTAGACGACGACCACGTCGATTCTGAGGGCGCGAATGTCGTCCAGCATCCGTTGCAGCGCCGGACGATCCATCGTGCCGCCGGAATAGGCGCCGTCGTCATAGAGGGTCGGGAGGGCTGTCCAACCCTCGTGCTTCTGGCTCGTGACATAGGCCTCGCAGGCTTCGCGCTGCGCATCGAGCGAATTGAACTCCTGCTCGAGGCCTTCCTCCGAGGATTTTCGGGTGTAGACGGCGCAGCGGAATTTTGCGCGCGCCAGGGAGCTGTTCTGGCGGACGTCAACCATTTGAGGGCTCCGAGATCGTCTCCGCGCCGTTCGAGACTTTGTCGGTCGTCGCCGTCGCGGTCGCCGACCGTTTCGTCAGCCCGAAGAATCGGGGCCCGGACCATTGGGCGCCGGTAATGTCGAGCGCGATCTTGGTCAGCGACCGATAGGTCTTGCCCTGGAACTCGAATCCATCGTCGGTGACGCAAACCGAGTGGGTTCGCCCGTGCCATTCCCGAACGAGGCGCGCGCCGGGCTTGATGCGGGGCCCTGGCGGCGGCGCAATCTTTCCGCTGGCTTCGAATTCCACGGCCAAGCTCATCAATCGGCGCTGCGTCGCTTTGGACGGGCCGCCATGGGCGATCTCCTGCAGCCGGTAGGCAATCGCCCGGATCATAATATCGCGGCTCAACCTCGGTGGCTCGGCCCGATAGCGCCGCCGCCATTCCAGACGCAGGTCTGCGAGGCTGAGCCCGGCCAAGGCCGCGAGGCGATCCGACAGCGGGCTCGCGCTGTCCGGTGCGCTCACCGCAGCCCTGTGCTCAGCGTCAGCCCCGTTCGGCGGCGAGTCCGAGCCGCGCGGGTCGAGGCCGCCGGACTGGGCGGCGGCCCGTTCATGAAGGTCGGAGGCCGAATTGTCCTTCGGCCGCCACGCCAAGCTTTTCGCGCTCGTTTCCATGGCGATCACGAGGCCGTCGCGAGGGTCGCGACGGCGCGGTAGACCGAGGCTCGCCCATTCTCGCCGCGCTCCAGCCGGACATCGTAACCGCGATGGCGAAGGCCGGTCAGCGCCGCTCGTGCGGTATGCGGCAACCAACCGGTAGCAGCGATCAGTTCGTCCAACTTCGCACCCTGATCACGTTGGAGCAACTCGATGACACGCGCGATCTTCGTGCCTTGGCGGGGTGCCGGCGATGTTCGCGCGGCCGATGCGCTCGTGGTCGCCACCTCCTTCGCTTTCGACGAATCCTCGTTCGCGTTCGGCGAAGCGCCCGTGCTTGCAGTAGGTTGCGAGTCATTCTCGTCGACCGCGATGGCCTTCAGTCCGGCGGCGGTCAGTTTCAGCGAATATTCTTGACCCGTTTCCTCATCCCGGCGCCAGGCTTCCATTCCGGTCTTCGCTTTGATCTCGCGCACGAGGCCGGCCACCAGAAGCTTGGCCGCGACCTTTTGCGCCGCGCCGCCCTTCAGGTTCTTCGGCGCAACGAGGCAGCGATCCTCGCGTTGCGACGCGGCCGACAGAATCACAAGTTGCGTGTCAGTAAGTTTGGCTGGAGAACTCATCGGGATCACCCTCTCGGTTTAAACGGCGCTGTCGCCGTCACCACCGCGAGCCCCGAGCCGGAGACGAGCCGGGCGGGGCCGAAGAATTCACCGATCATCTCATCGGCGGGGCTAACCTGCAGGCGCCTGAGCGCCCGTGAGCACGTCGCGACCATTGCTCCTTGACGGGACGAAAGCGAGTGAAATCTGACGTTTACGGGGCAGTCGGTGGTTCATAGTTAGCGCTTGCGATGTGCCCGTGAGCACATTTGAAATTCCCTACGTGAAATCGTCTCTCGCGCTAAATCCGCGATACGCCGCCCCGTTTCGAAGGGATGCCAGGCTGCGGAGGTCATCGGTTCGATTCCTCTCAGCTCCACCACCCAGTCCGCGAGAGCGGCGGTGGTTTCCCGGTCTTGGAAATCCCTCGATATCATAGTCGGTTAGCGGCCCGCGCCGCGGTCTGCGGCGGCGATAGTGGGGTATCTGGCGCGGCGAACGGTCGATACTGGCCGTCAGTCTCTGGCCGCAAAATTCCGTTTCCCAGATAGGCCGATGGCGCGCCGCGGACGCTTCTCTCCGAGACGTCGCGAAGGCGGCGCGGGTTGGGCGAGACGGATCGCTGTGGAGTCTCTCGATCCGATCAGGTTTGGTCAGGTCGGCGTCGGGGCCTTAAGCCCGAGGGCCCGCCATTGCTGCGGCCACGCCATCGGAAGATCGATGAGGCGCTTGACGCCGAAACCGCGCGGCAGGCGTCCTTCGATCGCCGCCTTGACGATGGGCGGCGCGACGAAGGCAAGCGACAGCGTCATGCGGATCGAGCGCTCCGTCTTGCCCTCTCGGGCGGCGAGCGATTCGACGGTCTGACTGGAATCTCTTGTGAGCTCATCCAACCAGCGATGGGCGTGGCGCAAAGCTTCGACGAGGACGATGCGCGCTTTGACCCGCATCGGACGGACCGCGGAGGATGGCTCGCCGTCGCCCTGGACGATCTCGCGGCGCCGGGTGGGCGATGGCGGCGTCCATGGAACGGTCAGGATACGATCCTGGCTCTCGGCGGCGACGGCGTCCGTCAGCGTGATTTCGATCGCCGTCGTGCGGATCGTCACGCGCTGAATGGCGGCGCGAAGTTCCACGTCGAGTTCAGGCGCGCCAGGACGAGAGCGGATCATCGCGCCGTCCGACCCAGCGTTGGGGTCAGCGCCGGCGAGCCCGATCGAGCGGGCTGGGACGGGCGTCACGCTTCGAACCGCCTCCATCACCTGTTTCTCGATCTCCGCCGCCGGCACGCGAGTGACCGAACCCGCGTCCTGCTTGCGCCCCTTCAGCAAAGCCCGCGAGACATAATAGCGCCATCGCCGACCGCCCTTGGCTGCATGGCTCGGGCCCATCCGATGGCCGCGATCGTCATAGAGCTTCCCCGCAAGGAACGAATGCGCATCCTCACTTGGAGGCTTTCTCCTCTGCGTTTGTTCCGAGAGCCGGCACTGGACGCGATCCCACGTCTCGGGATCGACGATTGCCGCATGAAGGCCGTCATGGATCAGTGCCTTATGGCGAAGCCGTCCGGCATAGATCGGGTTCGACAGGATGTGGTAGATATGTCCCCGGCTGATGAGCCCTCCTCCCGTCTTCCTGCCCGTCCCGACGGTTCGAACGGGCAAACGGACGTTCTCCGCATCAAGGACGACCTTTAGTCGCACCACGCTGCCGACCTCGAGATAGCGCCGAAAGAGATCGCGCACGAAGCTGGCTTGTTCTTCGACGACATGCAGCGCGCGATTTTCCACGCGGTAGCCGAACGGGACCGCTCCGCCCATCCAGATTCCCTTCCTCTTCGATGCGGCGACCTTGTCCCGAATGCGCTCGCCCGTGATCTCCCGCTCGAACTGGGCGAAGGACAGCAGCATGTTGAGCGTGAGGCGCCCCATGCTGGTCGTTGTGTTGAAGGATTGGGTCACCGATATGAAGGAGACGTCATGCTCGTCGAACAGTTCGACCAGCTTGGCGAAGTCGGCCAGCGACCGCGTCAGCCGGTCGACCTTGTAAACGACGATCACGTCGATCCTGCGGGCGCGAACGTCGTCCAGCAGCTTCCTCAGCGCCGGCCGGTCCATCGACCCGCCCGAGAAGCCGCCATCGTCATAGCGGTCCCGGATCAGCCTCCAGCCTTCGTGGGCTTGGCTCTTGATATAGGCCTCGGACGCCTCGCGCTGATTGTCGAGCGAGTTGAACTCCTGCTCGAGGCCCTGCTCGGTCGACACGCGGGTGTAGATCGCGCAGCGAAGGCCCGGCTTACGGTCCGCGGGTTTCATGACGTGGCCGCTGTCAGATAATTGACGCGGTCGTCCTCAAAGACGGTGGAAGACCCGGAGATGGGAGCCCTGGCGCGCTCGGGCTCGCAGGTGGGCCATCCAATCCGATGGGCGCTTTTGGTGACAGGGAACTCGTCGACGGGCGCCGCGCTCGCGTCGCGGATAGCGCGGCGGCTCGTCTTTCGTCCTGCGCGCTGGCTCGCCGGCCGCAGCGCAAAGAACCGGTGGCCGTTCCAGCTCGTGCCGGTCATGGCCTTGGCGATTTGCGATAGGCTGCCGTAAGTTCTGCCGTTCCAGGCGAAGCCCTTCTCCAGCACCATCACCCGTTCCAGCCTGCCGTTCCACTCGCGAACGAGAAGAGCCCCCGCCTTCAGGCCGATCCCGTCGCGTGTCGCGGGGTCGCGCGGCTCAAACGGGCGGTTGGCGGAATCTTCGCCGCCATCGCCCTTCGATTGGCGAAGTATCCGCAGCGTCGCCTTGTCGAGATCGCCCAGCGCGACGGCTTGCGTGCGATAGGCCAGAATCCTCAAGAGCAGCCAGCGCGGCAGATGGGCGGGAGCCGTCCCGCCCAGATGGTTCCGCCACTGGAGGCGAAGCGGGTCGGCGTCGAGATCGGCGAGGCCCGCGATCACGTCGTCAAGCGATGGAGTCGGGTCCGAAGATGGCGCCGGGCGAGGCGGGGCCTCCCCAACGCCGGCCGGATGCCGTCGCCTCGGCATCACGCCGCCTGACGCGCTGGAGAGGCGGCGGCGCGTTCAGCCTTCTTCGGCTTCGGCCGAGCGGCGAGCGTCGCTGGCGGCGCGTCGGACTGAGCCGTATCCTCTCCGTCGCCGGCGCCCCGATCCACTCCGATGCGGTAGGTCGATCCCCGCTCCTTGTCGGTTCGGTCGATCGTCACGGCGTAGCCGCGCTTGCGCAGGCCGGTGAGCGCGGCGCGGGTGGTGTGCGGAAGCCAGCCCGTCGCCGCCACAAGTTCAGCAAGGGTTGCGCCATGATCGCGCCGGATCAGCCCGACAGCCAGCGCCAGCTTCGTGCCGTCGCGCGGTGCGGATAGGGAGGGCGCCGCGCCCGCAGGCCCGCCGCGCCTGGTCGGCGGCCTCTCCTCTTTCCTCGCTTCGTTCGGCGCCGAGCCTTCGTCGACGGCGATCGCCTTCGCGCCCGCAGCCGTCAACTTGAGGGCGTATGCCTGGCCGATCGCGTCGTCGCGCCTCCAGACCGCCATCCCCGCCTTGGCCTTGACCTCCTTGACGAGACCGGCGGCCACAAGCTTGGCCGCCACCTTATGCATCGCGCCGCCCTTCAGATTCTGCGCAGCGATGAGGCAACGATCGTCACGCCGAGCGGCCGCGCTCAACATCACAAGTTGCGTATCGGTAAGTTTGATGGACATGGCTTGACCCTTCGTATCGTAGCGGCGCCCGGCCAATCCGAGCCCCTCACTGACACGAGCCCCGGATCGATGCGATCAGCGGGGCGAAGGGTCCTCCGTGCGGCGACTTGCCCGCCGGCGGACACCCACACACATGCTCTCTTTCGAACCGAACGCCAGTCTTTTCTGGACACCCGAGCCGGTGAGTTGGCAATCGTCGTCGGCAGTGTATGAACCTTTTGGGACCGCTGCTGAACCTCGCGCGGTCGGCCTCGGGCCAACGGTGATAAATAGTTCGATTCTAGGTAGCGGCACATTCGCTGGGGTAGCCAGTAGGGGC